CGCTTGGCGCTGGCTTATTAGGCTTTCCAGTATTAGCTCTAGTATTTAAGCTCGTAGCTTTTGTACAGTATATCGCTTTTGGTTATGTTAGTTAATGAAGTAGAATACTACTGCCAAAGCTGCGGAACGTATACCGCAAGCTTAAGTAATATAACGGCGCTGCAAATTTGCGAGCCTTGCGCCGCAGGCTCCGACTTACAACAAGAAGACACTATTTTATTTATATGAGGATTATTTTAGTAGAGCATAAGAGCTCTAGAAAGGTAGAAGGTTATAGAACACTTACGAAAGCTTGTAAGGCCTTAGACATCAACTACAGTACTATTACGAAGATCATTAACGGTAACTGTAACTACTACGAAAACGAACGTATAAAGCTTACGCGTCTTCCTATACAATAAAAAACGTAACCAAGCAAGGAAATAAAAAACTTTTTTGTATATTTGCCTAAAGTATATACTCTAGGCTTTGGCAGAAAATAATAACAGCGGGCTTTTTGCTCGTATTTTTAGAAGCTCCCCCGAAAACCCCAGCACTAGCTTAAGCAATCCGGCTGCGTGGCTTACGGGGCTTTTCGGTACTAGTAAGACGGGAGTACAAGTAAGCGAAGATAACGCGCTTACTTTTAGCGCTGTTTATGCAGCCGTAAGGATCATTAGCGAAACTATAGCTAGCATACCTTTAAACGTCTACCAGGCGGACGGGGAAACCCGCGTAAAAGCTGTAGGCCATCCAATACAAGATCTTTTAGCGAAAGCTCCTAATAGCGTAAGCTCTACCTTCACTTTTCGCGAGGCTATGGCTGCTAATTTAGTACTACACGGTAACGCGTATGCTAAAATAGAGATGAACGCTGCAGGACGCCCTACGGCGCTTATTCCTTTGAACCCTATGAAGGTCGAGGTAAAAGTAGTAGACGGCGAAAAGGTTTACATATTCGCAGATAAGCACACGTACCTAGATTACGAAATAATCCACTTCGTAGGGCTAAGCTTCAACGGCTTAACCGGTAAGAGTCCGTTAGCAGTAGCTCGCGAAGCCGTAGCTATTGGGCTAGCGGCCCAAGAGTACGGCGCGCGCTTCTATTCTAATGGAGCCAATACGGGCGGAGTTATTACAGCTCCTGGCCGATTGAATAGCGAGGTAATAAAAAGACTTAAGGAAAGCTGGAACCGTGCAAATAGCGGAAACAGTAACGCACACGGTACCGCTATACTTGAGGAAGGTATGAAGTACGAGAAAATAGGACTAGATCCGGAGGCGGCCCAGTTCTTACAATCTCGTAAATTCCAAGTAAACGAAATAGCTAGAATTTTTAGAATACCTCCGAGCTACTTAGCAGATCTTGAGAATTCAAGTACTAGAGCTAACGTAGAGCAGCAAGCTATCCAGTTCGTAAGGGACTGTATAACGCCTTACGTTAGACGTATGGAAGTAGAGCTAAACCGTAAGCTATTTAGAGAAGACGAGCCTAACCTATACGCCTATTTCACGGTAGAGGGTTTAATGCGCGGAGACTTAAAAGGACGCTACGACGCTTACGCTACAGCTCGCCAATGGGGCTGGCTATCGGTAAACGATATTAGAGACCTAGAGAACCTTAACCCGGTAGAGGGTGGCGATATTTACCTGCAGCCTTTGAATATGGTGCAGAGTGGCGAGGACGATACTAACGTAGACGCGGACTAATGCCCTGGACGGACTACCCACAAGCTGCAACGGATAACGCTAAAAGAGCGCTAAAGATCCGCGAGGAAGAAGGCACCGACTGCGGTACGCCGGTAGGCTGGGAGTCGGCCCGTATTATAGCAAATAAAGAAGCTATAACGGAGCAACGCCTGCCACGTATTTACAGCTTCCTAAGCCGTGCTAAAGTGTACGACCAAGGCAACTTTAAAGACGAGGACGGTAAGCAGATTTGCGGAAGTATAATGTATGCAGCCTGGGGCGGTGATGAGATGCTAAGCTGGGCTAAAAAGACTTACGAAGAAATGGAAGAGAAAGAGCTAAAGAGACATATAAAAAACATAGAAGAAACCGAGACCGAGATCGTAATAACTTTCGGCAAAGGCGAACCTATGGAAGCTGCAGGCTACAAAGAAGACGAGCGCGCGGAAGCGGGCGAGCTTAAAGTAGGCGACTTCGTAAGCTGGAACAGCTCCGGCGGTAGAAGCCAAGGCGTAGTAAAAGAGATCGAGACTAACGGACAAATAGAAAGCGATAGCGGCTTTAAGGTAAACGGCACGGCCGAAGATCCAGCGGCGCTTATTAGCATCTATGAATACGATAGCGAAGAGAGCGCTTTTGTAGAGCGTAAGCCGCCTTTAAGAGTAGCGCACCTATTCAGCACCTTAACTAAGGTAGACGGTGCAGAGGTACGCAGCTTAAGCGAGGTAGTAGAGCAGAGAGCTTACGACGGCGAGCTTAAAGCAGCTGTAGAAGGCCGCACGGTAGAAGGCTACGCCAGCGTCTTTAATTCAATGAGTGAGGACTTAGGCGGCTTTCGTGAGATCATCTTACCGGGTGCTTTTAGTAACGTATTAGATAACGACGTAAGAGCGTTATATAACCACGATAGCAACTACTTACTAGCGCGTACTACAAGCGGCACCCTAGAGCTTAAGGAGGACGACAAAGGCCTTTACTACCGCTTTGAGATGCCTAACACAAGCTACGGAAACGATATGCTAGAGCTCTTTAGACGTGGCGACTTAAGCCAGTCGAGCTTCGGCTTTACAGTAGAGAAGGATAGCTGGCGAATGGAAGAAGGCCAGCACGTAAGATATATAGAGAGGGTAGGCTCTCTATTTGACGTAAGCCCGGTAGTTTACCCGGCCTACGCGTCAGCCTCTAGCGGACTACGCAGCGCCGAGCCAAAAGGCGAAGGCGAAGCGGAGGAAGCAAGAGAGACCCCTACCGAGGAATTAAACTATAATTTATACAACGCTTTAATTAAACTAGCTAAAGATGAATGCTAAACAAATGCGCGAAAAGCGCGGCGCTCTAGTAGAGCAAATGCAGGGAATGGTAGCGGCTGCAAAAGCAGAAGGCCGTAACCTTTCAAACGAGGAAAACGAAAAATTCGACGCAATCAGTAACGAAGTAGACGAGCTCCGCTCTGCTGCTGCTCGTATCGAGCGTGCGGAAGAATTGAAGAAAGAAATGGCTGCTAAAGCTGAAGAGGTACGCGATAACGCACCCGTAGCTAAAGTAGAAGTACGCGACGCGTTTAACGCTTACTTACGTAAGGGTATGAACGGTATTAACGCTGCTGAAGCTCGCGCACTTGCAGAGCTCCGCGGTACTGATACGCAGATTACTACTACTGACGGTTTAGGTGGTTTCTTGGTACCGGAAAACTGGAGCGACTTTGTAAGCGCTACGGAATTGTTTAAGTCGGATATCGAGCAAGTAGCTACAATCCTACGTACTTCTAACGGTCAGCACTTCAACCTACCAGCTAACAACGATACCAGCGTAGTAGCTGCGATCTTGGGCGAGGGTACAGCTGAGAGCGTTAGCGATATGACTTTCACAAACGTGAAATTTGAGCCTTACACTTACTCTTCTAAAATTGTAAAAGTGTCTAACCAATTGATGAGCGATAACGCTTTTGACTTGGCTAGCTTCGTAGGTTCACAATTGGCTAACCGTCTTAAGCGCGGTATCAACGCACACCTTACTACTGGGGACGCTTCTAGCAAGCCTCAAGGTATCGTAACTGGTTCTGCTTTGGGTAAAACTGCAGCTTCTGCTACAGCGGTTACTATCTCTGAAGTTATGGACTTGTTTTACTCTGTAGATGCTTCTTACCGTAACGCTCCTGGCGCTGGGTGGATGATGAATAGCGCAACTGCTAAAGCTATCCGCGTATTAGGTTTCGGGTCTTCTAACGACTTCCCAGCTTACGTACCAGGAATGGAAGTAGGCGCTCCGGATATGTTATTCGGTAAGCCGGTATACATTAACGAAGATATGGACGGTATCGCTACTGGTAACAAGTCTATTATCTTTGGTGATCTTAAGCAGTACTACGTACACGAAGCTGGCGGCGTACAGTTACTACGTCTTAACGAGCGTTTCGCAGATGCATTGAGCACTGGCTTTATCGCTTACCGTCGTGTAGATGGTAACGTACTACAGTCTACTGCAATTAAGCACTTGATCCAAGCGTAAGCTTAAGCAGCTGATGAAGGTTATATTTAACCAAGCAATAGCAGGGGCAGACTTCTACTACACCTCCGGGCAAGTAGTAGAGCTGCCCTCTGCAGCTGCTGCTGAGTTTTTAAATGCTGGCTTCTGCGAAGTAGTAGAGGAGAAGAAAGTAGAGAAAACCGAAAGAGCAGTAAGCAAGAAGAGCACTAAAAGAACAACTAGAGCTAAGTAATGAGCTACACCGTAATTACCCCAGCAACCCTACAAGCTTTAACCGTACAAGAGGTTAAGGATTATTTGCGCGTAGACAGCGACGCGGAAGATACCCTGCTAGGGGTACTTATAAAGGCCTCTACTGAGATGGCCGAGAGTTACTTAGGTCGGTTTCTTTTAACGACCGTTATAGAGGAGTTTTACGACTTTTTCCCCGTATATAAAACGGGCGTAGATCCTTTCCACGGCGACCGAAATATAATTTATTTAAGCAGAGGCCCAGTACAAGCGGTAGCTAGTGTAAAATACATCGACGGCAACGGCGACGAGATTACAGTAAACGCTAACGACTACCGTACGGACTTAGTAAGTGAACCTAGCCGCATCTTTCCGGAGCACGGCTGGTACGGTACTAAGGACACGGTAAACGCCGTTATAATCCGTTACACCTGCGGCTATACTCAAGCCTCGGACGTACCGGCTAACATAAAAATGGCTATGCTTTTAATGATTGGCGAAATGTACGAGAAACGTATGGACAGCGTACACCGCCTACCTACAGCTTCCGAGTTTTTACTAAACCCTTATAGAGTCTTCCGCTTTGATTGATCCGGGCCAACTAGATAGGAGAATTACCTTGCAAAGTGCTAGCGTAAGTACGGACGGCTTCGGCCAGGCCGTACGCACGTACAGCACCTTAGCGCAGGTATGGGCCAAGGTCGAGTACAAGGGAACACCTAAAGAGGGGGAAGATACCGAGAAGCTAACGAGCGTAAATAAGGTACGCTTTACAATACGCTACCGCTCGGATGTAGACGCCACAGTTAAAATAAGCTGGAAGTCTAAGACTTACGAGATTGAAGGCGTAAGCTTAGAGGGTAGAGAGCGCTACCTTATTATAGATACTAGACTTACCGACTAATGAAGGACGGGCTAGTAATGGAAGTAGAAGGTTTCGAAGAAGCCGTAAAGAAGTTACAGCTTTTACGAGACATTGATAAAACCGAATACCGAGAGTTTAAGAAAGGTATTAAGAATGCGGCCAAGCCCTTTATAAAAAGCGTAAGGGACAGTATAGAACCGGGACGCCGACGTAAGGCGGTAGGTAAAAGTATAAAGGGGCGCAGCGGTAAAGACAAAAGCGTAACTTATAAGAGTGGAAACCTTAAGCGCTCTATAGGTTACATTAAGAGTAAGGGACGCTACAGCCTTATAGGTTATGTGGGCCCTAGATTTGGCAAGAATGCCACAAAGACCGGAGACGGTTATTACGGTGCTATGGTAAACTTTGGTACAGCCAGGGGTAAAGCTAGAGCAAACGTAAAAGAAAAAAGAAACGTAGGCTTTATAGACAAGGGCTATAGTGCAGGACTACAACAAGCTAACGCCTTACTTTATAAAGAGGTAAAGCGTATTATAGATAAGAAGCTTTATAAGCTTAGTATGAGACAAAAAAGAGCCATAGCTAAACGAGGCTTTTAATATGAACGAAGGAAAAGCGATTTACTCAATTCTAACCAGCGACAGCGACGTAAGCGCTATCGTAGGTACTAGAGTTTACCCACAAATAGCAGCGCAGGGCGCAGCTTTTCCTTTTGTGGTATACCTCATTAACGACCTCACGCCTAGCGACACTAAGAGCGGGGTAAGTACTTTAGACGAGGTACGCTACGAGGTACTAGCTATAGCGGAGACTTACGCGGAAGCTGCAGACCTTAACGAGAAGATAAGAACGGCTTTAGATCGTTACACCGGTACGGTGGCAGGTATTGTAGTAGACTCTATCCAGTTTACGGAATTGGAAACGGACTACGACGATGCTAGCGAAACCTACCTAGCTAACAGCGAATACATTTTAAGAATTAAGCGATGAAAATAACACTAACGAAAAAAGTAACCTTACCTAGCGGTAAGAAGCTAGACAAAGGTCTAACTTTAAACGTAGTAAACGAATACGGCCGAGAGCTTATAGAAGCTGGTAAAGC